CGCGGCCATTGAAGAGGTAGCCCTTGGCCTTCAGATCGGCAATCACCTTGCCCTGCGACTCGCCAGCATGGCTGGCCACGTACTCGCGCACCTTCGCCATCGGGATCGTCTTGCCGCCGGATGGGGCGCCAGCACGTACCTGTGGCGTGCGCAGGCTGGCGACTTGGCTCAAGCCCTGCTGGAATAGCCCTGCCTGCACGCGCTGCATCGCCAGGTCACGTGGCACGTCCGGGTGCTGGGCGATGTAGACGTTCGTCTGCGAGAGAAGCTGGCGCGCCTCGGCTTGCTGCATCACGTCATAGCCCGCGAAAGGATCGGGCTTGCCGCTGCCCAGCAAGGGGTCGCCTGCGGCCAACGTAGCTGCCTTCACGGCCTTGGCATCCGGATCGCCGAACAAGGCGCCCAGAGCCATCTTCATATCGCCCGTGGTGGGTGGCTTGAGCGCCACATCCGCCAGCTTCTTTTGCTGTTCCACCGTTTTCGACTGACGCTCCACATCCGAGTGCATGCTGGCAATCGCCATCATCATAGCGTCGTGCGCCGCCACATTGGATTCACTGGTCGATGCTCGCAATTGAGCCACTTCCAGCCGTGTATCGTTGGCCTGCGAGCGATCGATGGCCATGCGATAGGCCGCCACCTGCGAACCCAGCGCCTTGAGCAGATCCACTTTCTGCATCTGCGTCTTGTCGCGATCGTCGATCACAGCCTTGATCTGCGACTGCGTTTCCTTCACGCGCGCCATCATCTGGTTGTAGCTGGCGGTGTACTGCTGCCAGGCGTTCTGCATGTTCTGGTCCAGGCCCTTAGACAGGCCCGCCATGCCACCGGCCAACGCCGCCAGCGCGCCATCCATGCCGGCGGCCTTGCCAGCGATCAAGGTAAAGATGCCGATGATCGGCAACACCTTGCGCAGGAGTTGTGCTTGGTTCACCGTCACCAGTCGCTGGCGCTGCAGCATCTGCCAGTTGGCCTGTTGCGCCTTATCCAGATGCGAGAGTTCTGCCTCATCCTCATTGAGGTGCTGGCCCAATTGCTCGCCTTCTGCGGCTTCTTGCATCGCCACAGGCTGCATCGGATCGCCTTTCGGGAAAGCCCCCGCCAGCTGCGCCATGCCATCCATGCTCTGAGGCATGGCGGGAGAAGGCGCGGCAGCGGACGTTGCGGGGGCGGCTGCAGTAGTAGGAGTTGCCATCGTCAGATCCTCAAGAATTGCCGGCCATCGAGCCTACGCCTGATGCCATCAGGCCAACGCCAAAATAAGATAGCGTGCCAGCCGAGAAGAAGGTCAACGCCGCACCTGCCACAAATTCAACCGCGCCAAAGATGAAGTTACCGTGGCGCTTGGCGTCTTCCTCGCGCAGCTTCTGGTATTCGTCCCAGTCCTTGGCTGACAAGCCAAGCATGGACAGGGCGCCCTTGGCATCCTCCATCGACCACTGCGATTGCGCCGTTGCCAGCTCTTCGTTGAAGAGCACGCCCGGGTTGGAGGCGATCGTCGACAGCCCTTGGTTGGCCATGAACTGGGCGTAGTCCGACTGCGCATTGTTCCGCCAGGCGCTCAACACTTGTTGCTGCTGGCCATTGACCTGCCCTGGCGCCACGCCCTGGCCATACGACAGGGCCAGCCCCGCCAGCTGCCCCAGCAAGGTTTCCTGCTTGGAGGGCATCGGCCCGGTGGACGTGGCGCGCGTGGTGTTCGGCGTCGCGGTCTCCGGTAAATACGTCGGCTGAGCCTGCGGCGCTGACGAGGGCGCTGACGCGGGAGTAGGAGCTGGCTGTGCAGTGAAAAGGGCGGGGTTCGGCATGAGGATGCTCTTAGTGAGAGGGCCAGTTCACCTGATAGCCACCACCCGTGTCCATCACACCGGACGTAGCAGCGCCCGAACCAAAATCGGTACTGGTCTCGGGCGTGCCCAGAATGCTGGCGAACGACTGCGAAACCTTGGTGAAGGCCGCCGCGGTGGCCTGCGCCTCATCAGCCTGAATCGTCGCCAGGTCGGCGGCCTGGCCGCTGCTGATCTGCAGGTAGGCCTGCCCCATCTGCAGGTCGTAGTTGAGGATCTGATTGGTCAGGGAGAGCTTGGACAAGTCCACCGCGCTGCCGGCACCCGCCTGCATGCTCCGGGTACTGTCGCCCTTTGTCACCGTGCCGACTGCCTGCCCGAGGCTGGTGGAAGCGCCCATGCCGCTCTCGGCAAAGGACTGCAGTGCCGCCGCCGTTTGGTTGGTATCGGCCAATTCGACAGTTTGTTGGTCCGTGCTATTCAGCCTGCCCGAGTTGTACTCGGCCAAATACGGCTGCGCAGAGGCGGACGCCTGCTGTTCCGCAGGTGTCGTCTTGGGCGATCCACCACCACCTTTACCCATCAGCGCAGCCTCTTGATCCAGCCATCGTCGTCATGGCGCTCAAAGCCCGGCAACACTTTCGACCAGCCGCGGCGCCCTGCAAATGCAATGGCATCATACCCCAACACACGTGCCTCCTCCTCTACCCGCGCATAGCACGCTAGCGCCTCTCGCAACCGACCGGCGGCGAAGGCTAACCACAGGAAGCGTCCGTCCGTGCGCTCGATCGTTTCCACGATGCAGTAGGTCACGCCGTCCGTCCACAGCTCCTTGAGGCCGGCTAGACACTCCCGGTACACCGCTTCCGTGTCGTAACGATAGGGCAGGCGTAAGCAGGCCACATTCGCCAGCGCCTTGATGCGCTCGTGGTACAACGCACAAGGAAGCCCCGTGATGCGCGCGATCATGAGTTAGGTTCACCCGGGCGCTTCGATTGCGCCCAGGTCTTGAGGCCCATCACGCCCGAGATGCCGCCCACTAGCGCGGCCAGCCCAGTGCCAAAATCCATGCCGTTGAAGTCGTGCGTCTTCAGCGTATGGAAGATAGCTAAGCCCAGGTACGCCGGCACGCTGGACGCGATCGACAAACGCTCAAGGTTGGGCGTTTCGTCCATCAACCATGCAGTGAACCGCGTCACGAAATGGAACATGACAATTACTTGGGAGGTGGCGTGAGGATGATGATGCTGTCTGGCTCCGTGGTCATCTCGCTCAGGAAGGCAATCGCCTCCATGCGCGAAGTGAACTCGCGGGCTTCTTTCGGTTCAGGGGTGCTGCTCATGGTTCTCTCCTTTCGAGGGGGCTGGGTTGTTGAGGCTGGGGGCCATCATGTAGATGGCATCGAGGTGATCGGCCATATCGACGTAAAGCACACTGCCGATGATCAGTATGGCCAGAAACATCACGGCGGAAAAGACGGCGCAACACACAGCGACCGTCACACGCTTGCTGTCCTGCACGTTCACATTGACCGAGGAACTGCCCGTGCTGATGTTGGCGCCGCGCATCATCGTCTCGAAGCGTACCAGCGTCTCTATCAGCTCACGCTCGCTCTCATGCTTTTCCATTGCTTGCGCCTCGCAGTTCAGCGACTAGGACCAGGATGCGTTCTTGCATCTTGCGCATCTCGCCTATGTCCGTTTCTACCTTGTTGATCTTGGTCACCAGGTCATCGTTTTTGACGTAGGTGTTAGCCACGTATTCGCGGAATTTGTAGTGCGCCTGCCAGAGATATAAGAGACCCATTGCCGTAAGCCCGAGCACGCCTTCCGTCGACCATATGGCAATGGCCGTCAGATAGTTGGCTGCATCGAAATCATTACTGGTCATGCTTTCATCACGGGTTGTAGTAAGGGACTTTGATTTGAGTGCCACCGAGGAACATGACCAAGAAACCCTTGGTCGTTGCGGGAATGGCCGTACCGCCGCCGGCAGTAGCCGATCCAGCGGAAATGCCACTGGGAAAATTGAGCGTATTGCTAACATCCATGTAGCTAGTGTTGTCCATAAAATAGTTGGCCTTGCCGGCCAAGAACGTGTATAGCGCGGTAGACATGTTGTTGATGTTATTGCCCATCACGGTGATAGTCGTGATTGTTCCGGGTCCTGTTACTTGCTGAATGCCGTAAGTGCCGTTGGTGAGAGAATTACCAACAATGGCCACGCGCCCCGTTTCATAACTGGCATTGAAACTTTGCACGAGAATAGACGCTCCCGTGGTCGAATACACAGCATTGCCTGACACCGTCACCACGCACGAATCGGAGATGTTGATGCCAGCGCCCCCGCTTACACCGAGCACGCTATTGCCCGTAACCGTCACTCCGCCAGGGACCGTGCATTCCTCCACGGAAATGCCAATGGTCCCTGCGCCATTGACCACATTGCCGGAAACCGCTACGTATTGGTTTGTGTTGCTATCCAAAGCGAAACGACACACCCGAATACCATACGCGTTATTGACTAACGTGTTGCCTGTGATGGATATGTTCGTGCAGCGATCCGTCCCAATGCCTGCTGAAGTATTGTTAAGAATCACGTTGTTGGTGATTGTTCCTTCGTTGCATATAAGCGTTATGGCAATACCAAAATCGGCGTTGCCGCTCACCATGTTGCCCGATACCTGAAAATTGGAACTACTGTTGCCGATAGCCAAGCCATCGCCCGAGTTACCGGTGAACTTGCTGGCGCGAACAATGATGTCTGAGCAACCCAGCATTACCAGACCCTGGCAGTAAAAGCTGCCATTGCCAAAATTACGGAACGTGCAATCGTCCACGCGAATATTGGATGTCGCATTGATCGCTACATTGACTTGCTGCGTAAGACCTGTTGTCACACTTTCGAAGATGATGCCTCTAAACGAAATGCCGCTGACGCCACTGGCGTAAAACGCACGGTTGGTGCCCCCTATGTTGACAGGGCCAAGCGTGCATGCGGGGTCGATATGAATAATAGTGCCAATCTCACCGACCAACTTCGTGTTAGAGGGCAGTGAAACATAGGTCAGAATACGATAGGTGCCAGCTGGGAAAAAGAGATCCTTGCCGATACCAGCACAAAAAGTAACTGCCAAAGTAATAGCTGGACCATCATTATTCACGCCATCTGCCTTGGCACCAAAATCAAGGACACTTACCCGATCTTGCAATTCCGATTGCACGGTACGGCCCACTGAGCCAGTGCCGGGCTGCGAGAATCCAATCAATGATGCACCAGTGACCCCCGTTTGAGTCGCGAGTTGCGCCAACGTGACGTAAGGGAAACCAAAGGTCGGCGGCATCGGCATGGTGACCGGCACCACCGTCGAAAGATCAATGCCCGACGAAGTATGGGGAGCGACGATCTGATAACCCTGACGGCCACCTGGCACATCCTCTGTGACTGTATAGACCCAGCCCACCGGGTTCGCGTTGGGGTCGTCGGTGGCCGGGATCTGTCCGCTGAAGCTGCCGCTACTGTTGAGCGTGAAAACGATGTCAGCGGCCGGCACGATCGTTCCAGAGCGCAGCACCAGTTGCGGCGACGAGAACGTTACGGAACCCACGCACGGCACGCCGTTCTTGCCGATGTAGGTACCGGTAACGTTGACCACATCCCAGCCCGAGGGATAACTCATGCTCGTGTTCCTTTACGCCCCGAACGGCTCTTCTCATTCATGGCGGCCGCGATGGCCTGGCGGTTGGCGACCTTGGCGCCGTACTTGTGTTTCGTACGCGCATAGGTTTTGCCGGTATGAAATTCACGGATATTACGGCCAACCGTTTTCTTCGAAGTTCCGCGATGCAGGGGCATGATGTTCTCCGTCAATCAAGGCCAAGCTTGGGGCCACGTAGGCGCCACTTTCATCATAGCTTGCAGCAGTGTATCGGTAGACACCACACCTAACGATACCAGCGCCGAAGCTACGGTAGCGCCGACGGGGCCTGGTTCCAGTGGATGCGGAAGTCGCGTCTCGGGCTGGTTGCACTGATGGCAGTTGGCATGCACCAGCAGCGATTGCCCGTTACCCACATCCAACCAATGACAGGGGTCACGGGTGGACGCGGGCGTGGGTGGTGATGGGCAAAGGTGGACGCAGTACATGGGAACCTCACGGTGGCTTCATGTTGTGATGGGCGAACCATGCCGAGCCTTGGCTACGACACCAGAAAAAGCCATCCTCGCAGGAGATGTGTTGCACTGGGCCAATGCCATCGCCGAGGTTGGCCAACACGCGAACCGGCGACTCGGCCGTCATCAGCCAATCGCCCGGCAGAATCGCTTCTGCCTCTCTTACCCGGCCATCGCGAAGGCGTAGCGGCGCCGAGTTCGAACAATGCAGTTCGCCTTGTGCAGTCTGAATCAAACGCCGTGGCTGCATGCGGCATTGGCTATACGTCACATAGCCCCAGCGGCCGCCTACGAGCCGTAGCCGATCACCCATTTTCACGCGGCCAGCACGGATCTTGCGACGCCAGCCAAACCAGCCGCGGCGGATCACCCAAGCGTCCACCGAAGGACAGCCACCCGAACCACTCCCGCCGCCCGAGCCACTGGTTGGGAACGTGACAGCAATCTGTCCGATGTTCACGTAGGTATCGCTGGTCACCACGCCGTGGGGATTGGTGGTTGCATTGAGTGTCTTCGTACCGCCGCTGTAACTCGGATCAATGTAGTACAGGTAGAAGGTGACCACCGTGCCCGCCGAACCTGTCACTGGCACGCTGCTGGCATTGTAATTGACACTGTTAGTACCGTAATACAGCGTCGCTGCTGACACGTTTATGGTGGCCGTTGTGGGGGTCGAACTATAGGTGATGTTCGCACCGCTCCAGCCGGACTGGTAATTGGCGGTTGTCACCGTCGGCAGGTCATTGGGGTGGACCGTCACATTGCCTGTGCGCCCGTTGAATTCAGTCACGCCCGCGCTCGTGGGCCACGGCATGCCTGCCACCGGCGTCACGCCCTGCAACAGGGGCATATTGGCGGCATCCACCGAGGACACGGCATAGCGCGCGTCCTGCGGGCTGTCCGCCACATCCGAAAGCGTCAGACGCCCGCGCAGTACCGACAACAGCTCGTCCGCCGAAGGGGTGGCGGCGGGTGACTGTACACCTTGCCCCACGATCACGGCCATTCGGTGGACTCCTGGAACTGGATCATGAAAGCACTCACCGCGCACGATGGCGGCGCCAACAAGTTCAACTCGAAGCCCATGTAGCGATCCGTCATCGAGACCGTCCCGCGTACCCAGCTATTATCCCCCACCTCCATCTTGCCGAAGGTTTGCGAGGGTGATTCAGCCTTGTAGCCGATCATGTTCCAACTGCCTGACACGTTGCGACCCGTCGGCGGTGAAGGCAGCAGGCCATCTTGGAATAACTCAACCCCCGCATTGATCACCCGCTTATTGGCCGCCGCGTTGCCCGCATCGAACAGCTTGCTGTGCAATACGCAGTTTCGAACGGTTGCGGTATCAGCGCCAATTTGCGAAATGCTATTTCCGTTAGTCACCCATCCATTGAGTCCTTGCCAGATGACGGTCGTCATGGACACCCATGCGAGCGAATCGACCGTGGTCGTAAACCACTGGCCAGTGTCCACCATCAGGTGGTACCCGGCGCTGGTCGTCAGCAGATTGCGCCCATAGACCTGGGAAGCAAAAAGCGACTGCGAGCCGGCAAAGTTGTCGCCCATGCTGAGCGCAATGTTCTGGCCGTTCAGGCCGCGATACGCCCAGATGCCCGTGTTCGTCACCAGGAACAATACATTGTCCAGCACGATCGAGGCGCGGTCCACAATGATGCCGACCGACGATGACACCGGGGTAACGAAGAACGTAGTTGAAAGGGCGGAGGAGCCGGCCACATTCTGCACCTGCACGTTGTTCAACGCCATCATCCCCGAGCCGATGATGTACAGCCAATTCTGCGTCGCGCGTAGCGCAATGATTGGTCCGTTCATGGACGGGTCGGTCACCTTGAATGCACCCGCCAGATCCGCCGCATTGAAGTCGTTGTAGGTGCCAGGCGCGGTATAGACGACCTGCTGGCCGGTACCGATCCATACGCGCCCGGCGTAGACCGCCAAGCATTGGCCCGTTTGGGTGGGTTGCAGAACGCTCCATGCGGAACCTGTCCACGAGCCATACCCTTTGACCGTATCGACCCAGAGCACCGCCTCGGGATTGCCGTTGGCATCGGTGGCCTGCCACTTGTCCATGTGCAAGCCATTGACCGTCGTAGAACCTGCGGCAGCGATCAGTGCGAATGTATTTCCCGCCGCGGCAACTGTGGCGTAAACAGACCCATCTGTCATCTGCGCCAGCACATAAGGCGTCGACGCCACCACGAATCCCCAAGTGGCACGGATCGTCTTGCCAGTAGGCGCCGCGATGGTGCTACCCGGACCCGGAAACACCGTTAGGTGGCCCTCGCCGTAGGGCATCAGGTTTTCCAGCTGCAGGTATTCCCCGTCCTGTAGCGCGGTCGGCCCCGACGACAGATTGAGTGTACGAAAACTGCGCTCGATCAGCGTCAGGCTACGGGGCTGCTGCTGTGCTTGCTGACCGGCCATGGCATCAGTAGAGATTTTCGTTGTCGGGCCACAGCTGAGACATACGTGTGGTGTAGCGATTATTCGCCACATTCACCATGCGTTCGTACAGCTGCAGGAATTGCGACGACTGGTCTGCCTCACCCTGCGACAGCCGCGCCAGATAGGCAGCGTAATAGGGGATCGGCTGACGGCACATGCGATCGGCAATCTCGCCCATCTGGCCTACGCTGGTCAATGGCAGCGGATAGCGGATGCAGTCCAGCTCGTAAGGGTAAGCGTTGCTGGGGACCGGACCCAGGAACAAGCTGTTGCCATAGATGGCGAAGGCGTTGGGCCAGGCCTGGTAATTCGGCTGGCCGCGGTACGCCACATTGAAGTCCGAGTAGGCCATCGAGCGTAGCGCGATGCGGTAACCCACGTTGCAGGTCACCTGGTCGATGCTGGCAATGCGCGCATCCAGGATCAGCGCCGCCGAGGCGGGCACGCTGGTAATAACGCCCGCAGCATCTTGGATCACGATGCCGCCCACTTGACCGGAGCCTTGCGTAACCACTGCTAGGTGACCTGTACCGTCGTCTTGCGCGGTACCCGCCATGCCAGCCGGCGTGAAGACCACGCTGGGGGTGACGCCGCCTGCAGCATACAGACCGGCATCCTGATTCACGAATACCTGGGAGACGGCGGCTGGCAGGGGGCTTCCCAGCACCGCTGTGGCGGTCGCCGAGAGCGGCACGATCCCGCTATCGAACGTCACGAGGGGCGGCTGCCAGTACGTACCGCCGGCCACGACGCCGACCGACATGGAGGCTCCGGGCGCGTTGTCCACGTTGGCGCTGGCTGTCGCACCGCCGCCGCTGACGAGGCTATAGGGCGGCGTGCCACCCACGGGCGTAGCGACACCGGTCAGCGAGATCACGCCGCCGATGTTGAATTGTTCGATGCCCGCCGGCAAGGTGATGGAGATACGCGTACGCAGGCAACCCGTATCCACGCTAGCATGGTGACGGGCGCGGTTGATGAAGTTGACGAGTTGCGTATCGGTGAAGTAATCACCGGATGCATCGTGCAACAAGGTACGCGTATCGAGCAGATACGCCCAAAGGACGTCACCGTTATCGGTATAGGCGCTCACTGCTCACCGGTCACACCGGCGGCATGTAGGTGCCGGTGGCCGCTGCGGTGGCCGTCAGCAGCGTGCTGGCACCATCGGAGCGCACGAGGCCACCCTGGCCCGCTGCCAGCAACGTCTGCAGCGTGCCGGTTTCGTCGTACACCTGCACCTCGATACTGGCCGTGGCAATGATCCACCAGTCGCCCGCCGGCAGCGGAATAGAGCCCGCACCCGCAAAGACGTGCTGCACCTTTGGGCCGTAGAGTGAACCGGGACTGCCAGCGTTGACAGCCGTGGTCTGCGGAACGATCACCTTGCTTGAAAACGTAGCCATCGTCGTCTCCTTAGGAATGGGTGTAGCCGGTGGCTGCCGTGCAGGTGGACGGCTTGGACACGACCAGTTCGAGCAGCGTCAGCAACGCGCCGATGAAACCAATCTGGTTGTTGATCAGGGTGGACTCGAACCCCGTGAAGCCGAAGCTCACATCCTGGTGGATGTACAGCGACACGTAGTTCTCGTTGAGGTAGTAGATCGTGCCTTCGGTCGCGTTCGCGTCCATGTAGATCGGCACGCCGCCCACTGACAAGGCCTGGAACATGGCGGCCGCCCCAAACTCGGAATCGGCATAGGTGCCGCCCGGGTTGATGTTGTAGCGCTCCTGCGACGTGAAGTCGGTGGCCAGCTTGTGCCAGGTCAATGGACCTGTCACGCCGAAAGTCGGGCGCTCGCCGAAACCTGCGCTGGTGGTCTTGATGACGTCCAGCAGGGTCGAGTTGCGCGTCGGGGCCGTGCTGCCCTCGGCAATCGCATTCGCCTGCCAGTTGGTGTAGGTCGTGCGGCTGATGCCGCCGTAGGTACCGGTGGCGCTGATCGCCAGCGGAAGGCCACCCAGCTGCTGGGCATTGGACGGGTTGTTGAACAGCGCCGTGGTCAGCATCTGCACGGCCTGGTTGCTGGCATCATCCATGGTCGCCTCTAGCAACGAGACCACCGTCTCGTCCACCTGCAGCATCGACTGCATGCCGAGCAGCGGGACCGGCACCACCAGGCCCTTCAGGTTGAACTCGGCCGGCACCAGACCGGACATGACCTGCGGCGCGGGGAACGCGCCGCCGAAGTCCGTCCAACTGCCCGCCGTCATCGGCGAGAGCTGCACCGGCACCGTCACCGAGGACACACCGCCGGAGGCGGCATTGGCCTTGGAGAACAGCAACGCCAGCGTGGGCGAGGATTGGTAGAGGGCGACGATAGCGTCCTCTGTGATGCCGCGACGAGTGACCGCTGAGAGCTGGGTCCCTAACGCGCCTGAGGGCACTATGCCCGAGCCAAATTGAGGCATGTTAAATCTCCGTTAAGGCCACTGGCTTATCAGTTCGTGGCAAGGAAATCCGCGCGGTTCTGCGCCTTGCGCAGGTCCGACACGGCAGCGAAAAGGTTGCGACGACGGGCGCCACGGCGGTCCTTCAGGGCATCCGCGAAGTTCGGAGGCAGCTCCATCATGCCGCTGGTCGGGACGCCGTTCTTCATCTTGGCGCTCTCGGACTGCTGCAAGCGCATGAAGCGCACGCCCGCATCGAAGTCCTGGATCTTGTTTTCCTCCATGAACTTTTCGACCTGGCCGATTTCGGCTGGCGCCAGCCCATGGTTCTCGCGCGCACTCGCCAGCGCTTCGGCCTTGGCCCGTGCATTGCGTTCCGCTTCGAGCTGCGCCTTCACTTCAGCCAGGCTCTTTTCGTGGTCGGTGCGCAGCGCGTCGATCGCGTTGCCCATTTCCACTTCCGGCACCACGATGTCCGGATGCAGCTTGGCGGCGGCGCGCAGCGCTTCGCCACGCAACTTCCGGTACAGCGTCGGATCGCTGGTCTTGAGTTCGGCGAGGACGGCGATTTCTTGTTCGTCAAGGGCAGGCATGGTCGTCTCCGAAGATCAGTAGTTCTCGATCTTCTTCATGTTGTGATGGGCCAGCATCAGACGCGGATCGTCGCCAGCCCAGAAATAATCGTTTTCGCAGGTGATGTGCTGGATCCTGCCGGCACCCATCCGTGTCACCGCGCTCACCAGGCGCGTGGTCAATCCATGGACGGACATCGCACACAAGATGCGATAGGCGGCCGCTGGCGCCAACACCATGACCCCATTGGCATCTTGCAGCGGCGCAGAGAGGGAGCAGGTCAGCGTCCCGTCGCCCGTCTCGATGCGCACGCGGTCTGCGGCCTTGGTGACGCTATAGGTGACTTTGCCCCACCGGTTGCCCACCAGAAGCAGGCGATCACCCACCTTCACGCGGCCGGCTTGGATGGCGCGGCGGCGTCCGAACCAACCACGCTTGATCACCCACGCCTCCACGTCTACACACCCGACCCCTCGGCTCCCGGAAGGGAATGGCGCGGGAGCAGGCGCTGGCGCAGGTGTCGGGGCCGGCACGAAACTGGTAATCGTGGGCGTCGCCAGCTGCTCGCCGATGCCGCGCGACCAGTTGATCGTTCCGGTCAAGGAACTGTAGGTCGGCGGAGACAGCGAGGGCCGGTTCTTGGGCATCAAAGGTTCCCTGTTCTGAGAGTTTGCAGGCAAACGATCATTACGGGTTCCGCGTTTGCCCACGTGCGAGATG